GTGCTTGTGCTTGTGCTTGTGCTTGTGCTTGTGCTTGTGCTTGTGCTTGTGCTTTTTCAAATTTAGGATCTACAATGTAATCATACAGTACTTTACGAGTCTTTTCACGGAACCACAAATTAAATGCCCACTTCTCACCCTTCTTAACTGGCATACCGGCATGTTCAGATAAATCATGTCTTTTATTTGTTCCATCATGGACATTTTGAAATACTACAATTTTTCCTTTCTCTGCATTAACACATTGTTTTAGACGCGGGAAATTTGTTCCACCTCCTTCCTCGACATCATTTAAATAACAAAGAGCAGTAATCATTCGTTGTCCTCCATACTTCATATTACGTCTCGATTTTTCGCTACCATCCATAATCCATCCATCATAATGTTGTCTATATTCTTGACTTACACCATAATAAATAACCTGAAATGCCTCAGCGTTTTCAAGAGGAATATTAACCATATTTGCAATCTTTTCTGCAATTTGCAGGGTTTTTTCATCTGTATTATGCGGCATCCAATAATTATACCCTGTTCTCCCAACAGAAACATACCCTTGATTTTTTCCAGAGACAAGTGCCTTATTTAACTTCCCGTCTGATAATTTTATAATATGGTCACATTCTTCATTTGATAAATAGTTTTTAATTGTATATACTTTTGGATCACGTGAATATATAGTTACATTGCTATCATTTTCATCAATGTTTGGATTAATTGATTCCATGTTTTAAAATAGAGAATTAACAAATTCTTAAATCAAAATAACATTTAATTAATTATAATACGGTATCGAATAATTTTAGTTGTACTTCATTTAATTTTTCTACAGGGTGACTAACGTGAAAAATAATGATTAAATCTCCAATAATATTATTTCGCTGAAACCCCTTCTCCTTTATCACCTTTCTATCATAATTTTGAATAATATTCCCCCGAGAAGAATCAAATTTTAATACTTTTCCGTTAATATGTTCTAATTCGAATTCAAATCCACATATGGAATCTTTGAACGAAATTTCTTTATGATGTAATAGATCAACCCCATTTCTCTCAAATAGGTATGTATAATCATCATTTTCAACAATTACTTTTACTTTAACGTCGCCTATTTTATCTATATTTACATTTCCCTTGTTTTTAATTGTTATAATTTCTTCATTGTCAACGCCAGGAGGAAGGGTTAAATAAACTTTTTCCTTTTCGACTAATTTATTATTACCATTGAAATTCTCTCTTTCAATAATTATTGGTATTGTGCAACCATGGTAAGATTGAGAAAATGTTATAAACGCGTCAGCATAAATGTCGTCGACTATATTTTCTTGTATTTTTTGATCATTTGTAAAAAAGAACACATTTGGATCACTTCTTATATTTTCTGATATATTCTTACTTGACATTTTCATCATATTCTCAAAAATATCCTGTATAAAGTCTTCATTGACCATATTATCTTGTTTATGTTTATGTTTATTTTGTTGCACATGTGGGTTTAAAAAATTATTTATCATTGATTCAAATATATTTCCACGTTTTCGTTGACTTAATTCAGAAGTGTTAGACATCATATCGTATTCTTGTCTCTTTAATTTATCTCCTAATATTTCATACGCTTCATTAATCATTTTGAATTGCGAATCTTGGCCATTATTTTTATCCGGATGATATTTGAAACTTAAATTCCGAAATGACTTTTTGATTTCATCTTGGGTAGAATTTGAATCAACATTTAATATTGAATAATAATCCATAATATGAAATATGAATATTATTTAAAAGTTTTTTTAACATAATAATATTCATGAAAGTACAAGATAAATATAAACCATTGTGTATTGATGAGTTGGTTATAAATAATACGAACCTAAAAGACAAAGTGATGTCTGATATAGCATCAAATGCAAAAATGAAATATATTATTAATGGAAATTATGATCATTCTAAAACACTCATAACCGAACTAATTGTAATGGAATATTATAAATTAAATTCAACATCTGTTAACATAGGCGAAAAATTCAAATATGTTTTTAAATATAATTGTTTTCAAGATTTCAATTGGACAGATGAAAACAACCAATTACAAATATTTTGCAAAAACCACTTACCATTTAAAAAGTTTATAATATTTGATAATTGTGATACAATTACATTATCGCAACAACAAATAATAAAAAAATTAATAGATGATTATCAAGAAAAAATTAATTTTATTTTTATAACAACAGATTTAAAATCGCTGAGTGATGTCATAAAGTCTCGATGTATTAGATTTGATATATTACCTTTCAAAAAGCAGCAAATTTTCAATATTATGAATAAAGTATGTAAAAAAGAAATGATTGTACTTGATAAAAAATTATTTCATAACAACATAATAAATATCAAAAATAAGGGAATAACATATTTTATGAATATTATAAATAAGGCTATATTGTTAAATATTAACGAAATTAATTCTGATAACATAGATATGCTTCAAAACGAAATTTCTCACGAAGAATTTGATGAATTTTTGTTACAATTACGAAATTTAAATACACAAAAGGCAACAAATTCATTAAACAAATTGTTTGATCGAGGACACGAAATTGGAGATATATATTTTTTCCTTTATAAATATATTTTTGACTCTAATATTAAGGATAGATTGGATATTCTCTCAATTATTACGAAATATACAGTTATGTTTTACGAGGGATGGTATGATAAAATAATGATACTTTTCATGACAAATGAGATTATTGAATTATTAAATAATAAAATCAATATTTAAGATGGATTCAAACCCTCCTAAACATAAAAAATCACAAATACTTAAATCAAATCATGATTTTATAAATGATTTCCTTATTGAACATGGTGTAAAGGAAAATAACTATATTATTTTTAATTTGGATATATTCAAAAAATGTCAGTATAATAATATAATAAACGAATTTCTTGAAAATTCTAAACCATATTATTATAAAAATAAATTACATTATCTTAATCGAGAGAATATTACGTATAATCAGTTCATTACAGTTATTCGTCAGATTTGTAGGCACAATCTAATTCCGTTCTCTTCAAAAGTTAAATACCATCAATCAAAATATTCGATTGAATATTATTTTTACATTACAGAATGAATATAACTTGCTAAAAAGAAACGATCTTTAGATGCATAAATTTGATTAATAGACATTCTTAAAAACCATTGGTACTTTGAACGTATTAAAAGTTCATCAAGATTAACAAATAGAGCAACATGATTATTTGATAACTGAATTGGCTCATTTGAAAATAATCTCTCTATATGAACCATATTTTCATTAATATCTTTACAACCAATATATTCTTCAGATAAGATGTTAGCATGTTCTAAGAGATACTCATTGCTTTCAAATGTTTCCTTCGACACGCTATAATCTAATTCTTTTAAGTATGTTATGTATTCACTCATTATATTACAACCTTTTTTGCATCCTAATATCTTTGAACTTACAACATAATCTAAATTAGAACTATTTACTCTTTCATTTGCAATTCTACATGCTATAAATTTATTTGGCTTCATAATTTCAGGTGAAAATGATTTCATAATAAGACTGCATGGTAAATGTATTCCTCCATATTTGTGTAGTATACGAGCCTTTGATACTTCTCTGAATTTATTCAATAAAACACCAGATAGTTTTTCTATATCTTCAAATTCTGAATCTTCTTGTAAAATGTCTGGTATATTTGTGTCATCATAAAGAATGACATCGAACTTGTCACCACATGCATCGATTATAGTTTTCATAGATAAATAAATGAATGGTATATTTAAGTTTTCTGTTGTTCTTGAACCAAATGATTCCCAGTGTCTTGAATTTTTAGAAAATGGAATATGTACCCATATTTTAGGCTTTTTTAATGTTTTTAAAACAAGTATATCTTTGTAATAATAATCGTCGACATTATTTACAGTCAATATATCTGTTTTGGATACGGCATAGTACTTTTTATAATAAGTATAAACAAAATATCCAAAAATAATTGTTATGAATACGTAGTATAGTTTATCAAAAAACTTCATAATATGAATAATAACTTATATTATGAATATATAATTTATTCTGTAAAAGAGACATTTGCTATAGTCTTGTTTTGCAAAACCATATTACGTTTATTATAAAATTCCATTAAAACTTTTCTCTTTATATCACTAACAATTTCATCGTCTTCTTTTTTATTCTCAAGATATTTCTTGAATGATTTTATAATTTCTGGATATTTTTCATGAAATTCGTCATACCATGCTTCTAACTCATATTCATTCCGATCATATAAATCATCTAATATTTGTTTTCGGTCTTGTATTGTCCATTCATTATCTTTATACATCATGATATAACTATCTTTCATAGATGGAATATATATATTCATATTTGTTGGTTTCTTTTCATTTAAATGTACTCTTTCAATTAATGCTTTAACACAATGATTTGTATCCTTTATACATTTAATATAATCTCTGTCTGTAAGATGACTATAATCAGTATCTATGTAATTATTTATAGTATAATTTATAGTATGGTTATGTGAATTATTATTCTGTGTTCCTATTTTCTGTATTTGTAATTTCTTTGTGAGTTTATCTATTTGTTTTTGCATATTATCTTGTTGTTGTTTTAATTCTTGTTTCAATTCTTGATTTTGCTCATTTAATAGACGGACCAATTCTTTAAGATCTTCATCCTTATTTTGTTTACATGTATACTTTATATGACGATACATGCTCTGTCTTGTTGTAAAATTTTTGTTACAATACTTACACTCAAAATTGCTAAAAAAATGTTGACTTTTTGTTGACTGAATGTTGACTTTTTGTTGACTTTTTGTTGACTTTAAATGTTTCTTTGTTTTCAAATGTTTCTCATAATTACATTTTTGTTTTGCATCATAATTACAACATTTACAGTAATATTTTTCATTCATAATTTATATATAATTATATTATACATAATTTATATTTAATACTTATTTTAATACTTTTAATACTTTTTTATAAGAACAAAAATATTGTTACGGTAAATGATAATAATATATTTTAAATAAAAGTATTAAACCTTACCATAAAAGTATTAAAATTTAACATTTGTATTAAAATTTTTTTCCGGGGGGGGGAGGGTAATTCCAAAAGTCAAAATATTTTTATCTGAAATACTTTTCATTATAAAGATAAACTTTCAAATTTATATATAAGTTATTTATAAGTTATTTATAATGGATAAAAATTTAACTATTATTACAGGATATTGGATTTTAGAATCAAATAAAAAACATGACGTTAAGTCTTATTTTAACGCATTCAATTCATTTTTTAAGTTATACGATGGATTTAATATAATATTTTATTATGATGATGATAAAGTTTTTGAATCTGTAAATAATACCAAAAAAAACTGTAATTTA